AGCACAAGACCGCATCTGATGCCTTGAGTTTGTTCGTGAATGCTATGAAGGACAAAAACATTTCAGAAGATGTCTTGATGGAAGTTTTGTTTGTCATCACGTTCACCTATCACTTGCATTTCACAGACCGCGGATCGCTTCGCAGGTTAGTCGATGAAGGCATGCTGGCTGTGGACGATCCTGATATGTCAGAGGAGGAGATGATATGTCATTGAACGAAAGCCAACAGGCGGCAAGAGAAAAAGCTGTGCTTCGCATCTTGCATCGCCACAACTTATCACCGTGGGCCAGAAATTACTGGGCGCGCACTTACTGTGGACTGAAGAGGGCCAAGCATGAAGCTACGGTACTACCAACAAGAAGCCATTGATGCTGCTTTCCATTGGTTCGATACCCAAAAAACCCATCCATTAATTGTTTTACCTACAGGCGCTGGCAAGACTGTTGTCTTCGCCTCAATGATCAAGAAGATCTTTGAAGAAAACCGTAACAGTCGTGTACTGATTCTTGCCCACAGGCAGGAGCTGATCAGTCAAGCAGATGAGAAACTCAAGACCGTTTGGCCTTGTGCACCTAGTGGTCTGCTGGCTGCAGGGTTGAAACAGTTTGATTCGCACGAGCCTATCGTGATCGCTAGTCGGGATACCCTGGCTACACCAAAGCGACTAGACAATGCAGGCGAGTTTGATTACATCATCGTGGATGAAGCTCACCATGTTGGGCCAGAGAAGCGGAGTCGATATCGAAAGATCTTTGATCACTTTGATTCTACTCAGCATTACGCACCAAAGGTTTTGGGTGTTACGGCAACGCCATATCGTATGGGTCAAGGATTCATTTATGGGTTGGACGATCACTTCTTTGGTGGTGTCGCTCACAGGGTAACGATCCCGGAGCTAATCAAGGCGGGGTATCTGTGCCGATTGTCGGCTTACCAGGTTGCGTCAGAAGCGGTGATCGATGCATCCACAGCTAGAGTTAAGTTCAAGGGTGGCGACTATCGTGAGTCAGACATTGAGCACCTCGCCATGGAAGATCAAACCATGCTTGCGATTGTGGCCGATTGGATTGACAAGGCGTACAGCAAGGGCCGACTGAGCAGTGTGTTCTTCTGTATCACCGTGGCGCATGCGAACAAGATGTGCATGTACCTGCGTGATGCAGGTGTAGAAGCCGCGGTTGTGACAGCAGAAACACCCGCTGAGGAGCGCAAGAAAATCCTTGAGGACTTTGAGAACGGTGTCATCAACGCGCTGTGTAACGTCGCTGTATTGACTGAGGGCTGGGATGCGCCACGCACGGACTGCATCGCATTGCTCAGACCGACCAAGTCTCTGGGCCTGTATGTGCAGATCTGTGGCCGAGGCATGCGTACCTGGGGCGACAAGAAAGACTGCATGCTGCTGGACTACGGCGAGAACATGCAACGCCATGGCTGCATCGATACTGCTAGGCCAGAGAGACCACAAGAAGATGAATCGGCTGAGCCGAAGATTTGGATATGTGACCACTGCTATGCCGTCAATGACATAGATGCTCGTAACTGTGTGGAGTGTGAAGAGCCTAGGTACAGCGTGGAGCAGATGCTTCAGCGTCAGCAGGACTTGCTGGATCAGCTTGACCAGGAGCGCAAAGATCAAGAAGAGAAGGATGCAGCTGCCACACGCGAAGCAGCACAGGGTAACGTCCTGTCTGATGAGCTAGAAGAGCCAGCCGAGAAGCTTGAGAAAATTAAGAACATCGACTTTGTGTCTGCGCAGATCAAGACATCCAAGAACGGCAACGACTATCTCAACGTGATGTTCTCAACGCCTGGTGAGTACTGGCCACAGAGCATGCCTATCATGCTGGGTATGCGGGGTAAGGCAGGGATGGTGGCTCTCAAGAAGTGGAACGCCCTGACACAGTCAGGCACACCAACGCCATATGATCTTAGCTATGCGGCTGATCTAGTGAACCATCACAAGGTCATGAGCCACATCAAACAAATAACTGTAAGGAAGGAGGGTAAGTACTGGAATGTTGTCAGCGTCCATTTTTGATCAGATCGATGAGGTTATCGCCAACAAAGAGAACCGACACCGGGGCCACCTTGGTTTCAGTGGGATCGGAGATGACGATGAATACAAACTGTGGATGGGATTCCGATGGTGTCTGCCGTCCACGTTTGGTGGGCGCATGCTGCGTTTGTTTGACCTTGGTCAAAGGATAGAAGAGCAGATCGTTGACAACATAAAAGACAGCGGCCTGATATCTATTGCCTCGCATGACAAAGACGGTAACCAGTTTCGTGCGTCGTTCTTTGGTGGTCACTTTGCAGGTTCATGCGACGGGCTGCTGAAGGGTGTGTTGCCACCACCTGAACAGGAGCTCGTGCTTCTGCTCGAGGTGAAGAGCGCAAACGACAAGCGGTTCAAGGAGCTTGTGAAGCTACAAAGCTATGAGGCTTGGAGTGAAACCTATCGCTGGCAGATCCATGCGTACATGGGTGCCCTGGGCCTGACCAAGTGCATGGTTGTTGTGATGAATAAAAACAACAGCGAAATCTACTCAGAAGTGATTGAATACAACGCCGCTATCTGGGAGCGCGCACAAGAGAAGGCAGAGCGCATCATATGCAGTGATGCACCAATCAAGGATACGCGCCGCTCAGAGAAAGACTGGCGCATGAAGAATGAGCCTGATCTGTACAAAGATATCTACTACGGACGGCGCTTGCCTGAGTCGGTGAACTGCAGAAACTGTGTGCATTCAAAGCCATTGACTGAATCAAATGGCGCAGTGTGGTTATGCAAGAAGCGAAACCATGCTCTCTCGCTTGAGGAGCAGCGTTCTGGGTGCGATAAGCACATGTGGATACCTGAGCTAGTGAATGCAGATCACATACCTGAGAGGAGCACAGAGGACGCCACAGCGTACAGAGTGGGCATCATCGACTTCTACAATGGTGTGAGGCCAGAGGATGGTGAGTATTACTACTCTAGTGCTGAGATGCGTGAACTATCCAAGGTGCAGTTCAACGCTGAGATGATGATCGATGCTGAGAAGATCAGGGCTGAGTTCCCAGGGAGTCAGATCGACAACATGGATGAGCGTGATACGCCGTTTTAGTCCCAGCTCCGCGGGTCTTTGACCACCAGTATCTTGGTGCCCGGGTATAAGGCTTCAACGAGTTTCTTCTTGAGCCTGAACACCTGGGTGATTACCCCTTTGGTGTCTTCAACCACCACCTCACCATCGCGCTTGTATCGGAAGTCTGCTATGTACGAGCAGATCTTCTGATCCTCGCCATTGACGGTGATCACACACGGGAAGTCCACCTGGACCTCAAGATCAGTGAGTTCGCCAGCCTGCTCTAGCTGTTTGAGTATCTTGTATCGGGCAGCTTCAAGCTTGGAATCGAACACGATGCCATCGTATTCAGTTCGCTTTGCAAAGTATTTCGACTTTGATCGCTTTCTTTTTGGAACCACACTAATCAATGCCTAGGAGTTTGTTCAACTCTATCTGTCTTAACGCATCAACGCCACGCCCAAATAGCGACATAGGTGGTGTGCTGGGCTGTGTAGGCGCGATTTGAGGCGTAGGCTGTGGTTGTGTAGGGGGTGGAGCAACAGGCGCTTGTGCGGCCTGTGCTTCGGCTGCAGCCTGTGGTCTGAATCGGCTACCCTGGAACTCACCGAAGGCTTGTCCCAGCGCGCCAAAGTCTATTGGGTTCGCAAGTTTGTCTTCGTTGCCTTGTAGGGCAATCGATATAGTCTCCGCACTAGGAAAGAATGCGTTGAATCTGCCTGCCATGAGAAAGTTTAAGTTTGGTGTCTTTGCATCTCTCAATGGTTTTACGATTTCAGCAGTGGAAAGACCAAGAGTTTTTGCGTCTTCAATGGCCATGTTGAGATCACGCAATGCTTTGAATCGTTGTTCATTCGCTGTGATGAAAGCCTTTGTCAGTTTCTCCGCATCCACAGACCCTCTCTGCTTTGCAAGAGATGTAAAAATTCCACCTGCATCTCTTACACCTCGCCCAGCTTCGAGCGCTCTATAGTAAAGAACCCTGTTTACTCTAGGCTTCAAACTTTTAACACCCGTCAAAGCTTCTGTGAATTCTTGTGCTGGATCTATGGCAAAACCTTGCTTCGTAACACCAAGCCTAGCGTCTGTGGGAAGCACAGTTGCAACCGCTCTAGGAAGGTCTCTTAATCGAAAATTCAACCCCAAAAAAGGAGAGCCAACATCTGCTTCAATATCAACTGGTGATATACCCGGCATGATACCATCTGCTAAGTGAGCAAAACCTTTGGCAAACTTGGTGCCAAGGGGGTCTCTTTCTCTCCAAATCGGTCTTCCGAAACTTGTTTTGTTTCTAGCCATATCGGCAATCTTTTCAGTGACGATTGACTCGCTCATAAATGGTGAAAAGAATTCAGCACTACTGTCATACATTGCGTTGAAAGCTATGGTGCTTAGTTCTTC